ATTTTTAGTCTTTGTTTCCTCAGTAACTTCTTTCAGTTCTTTTTGAAGTTTCATCAATTTATCTGTCGCATCGGCAACATTTTTGATAAGTTGACCTGCAACCTCATATGCTCTTGGCATTTCACTTTCTTGAGCTAATTCAAGAATACCATTCAATGCTTCTTGCCCCTTTTCTATAATTGAATATAAATTTCCTCTTGTATATTCATAGTCTTTAATTATATCTTCTTGTCCTTTGCTTTCGACAGGAACAAGTTCAGACTTTTCAACCTTAACATCAATCATATTACTTTCGATGTTGAATGTATTATTTAAATCTTCAAATTTTTCGCTCATAAAATTAACCTATAGAACCACTAAATCCAAAATCGTCACCACTTGGAATTATTGCATTATCTGCGGCCGTAATTGGTTTTACTGCAGCACCAGTTAAATGAGTTTCAATGGTTGTTCCATCTCGTCCACGTTCTACTGTCAATGCCGTTCCTTGAATTGCAGTGACATACATTTCCTCATTGTCGATGTCAATGTAAGTTTTTGATGAGATTGAACTTGCATCTGCAACGTTAATAATCGTGTCCGATATCGTAACATCTTTAGATAAAGTTGTGAGAACAGTACCAGTGTAATTTTGGATTGCTCTTGGACTTGCACTGTAAGTAAGTTCTCTTGAAGCATTTGTGGTGTCTGTTCCGGTGAGGTAACTGACAGTAGCACTTCTGATGATATCTGGTGTTGCGGTAGAAATAGGACCAAACAGATATGTTTTTGCAGTGAATCTGAGAGTATATGTTAAAACTCTACGAGTTGTAAAATCACCCTCATAATCATCTTGGAAACTAACACTTTCCAGAACGATTGGTATATCTCTTTTCTCATTTATTCCACTTTCAACAAGAGTAACCGTGAGACTGTATGCTGGTTGGAAATATGGTAAAATTTGCTCTACAATTTGTAGTGCATCATCATTTAATTTTGTCATGATGCTCAGTTCAAATTGCATATTGTATGGGACAGGCATATAAGCCTTTTTTGTTATTGTCCCATCAGTAGCATCTTTTATAGTAAATTGTTGAGTCGTTGTGACTTTTCTGGATGGATCATAAATAATTCCAGTAAACTCAAACGACATTCTTGGAAGAGAAATTGCCGTAGATTTACTTAGGTTTGGAGACTGCTCCAATCTTGCTAGGAATTTCTGAGTCGGTCCATACGCAAGAGGAACTTTAATCGTGCTTACAACAGCATCTGATGAATCTGTATGCTTAATCGTTATGTCATTAAATAACGTTCCAAAAGCAATAACAGTCTTCCTCAAAATTTCGTGATAAAAATATTCAAACATTTTATTTTTGCATATGTGACCGGTTAACTTTTATTTATGGTTGACCGAATGGATTGGTTTCGCTGAAATCAAGAATACTGTCTGCTTCAGATTCAAACTCCCTATTTGATGCATATCCATCATCAGTAGGAACATTATCAATCAATCTTAATCTATAAGACGCAGAACTTGCAGATCCAACTATATTTTCTCCAACAACAAATTCCCCAGTAATATTTCCAATTTCCATAATATTTGTTGATGAAGTCCAAGTACGGACTCTTGCTGTGGCTCCACTAATAGAACCTGTTATAACTTCGTTGAATGAATATGTCCCAATACCAGACACAAATCCAGAAGTAAATGGTGAAGCAATTGTAATTGTTGGTGCCACAGTATAACCTGTACCAGTATTTGTAATGTAAATTGCAGAAATCGTTCCAGCAGCACTTACAACAGCAGTTGCAGCAGCAGATACTGTTGATACACCAGTAAATGTAATTGCTGGAGATGAGGTGTATCCCGAACCTGGATTGGTAACTGTGATTATACCAACAGCATTAACAGAAAGTCCTGAAGTTGCTGCGGCTCCAGATCCACCTCCACCAATAAATTTGATGCCAGGTGCAGCAGTATATCCGGCACCTGGATTAATAATGCTAACACTTTGTACAGACTTGGCGGCAGGGTTAACATTATCTGTGCAAACAACTATTCCCCCGATCATATTTGCTGTTGCTATACCAGTTGTGCCACCAGAAGGAGCAGATCCTATACCAACCGTTGGTGTGCTTGTATATCCACTACCACGATTAGTAATTGTAATAAACTGAATTGCTCCACTCACAAGTGCTGTGGTTGCTGTTGCCGTACTACCAGAACCAACTAAAGTTAATGTTTGAATTGGGCCAAGAGCGCGATATCCATCATCCAAATCAGTTCCAACACCAGTAAGAACATCATCAATTTCATCAACACCAGTATCAATTACTTCATCTTCATATTGGAAGAGTTCACAAGAGAATTTATAGACATAATTTTTTTGAAGTTGATAGAATGGTTTCTCATGTTCGACATATTTAATTTCAAAAAGTCTGTCTCCAAGTGGAAAATAAATTAAATCACCTTCTTTTGGTCTTGTTGATATTTTTACGTTACTCTTTCCTTTAAGTTGTGGTGAAATATAACTTTCAAATCTTTCTTTTGATATGATTAATGTAATTTCGTTGGTTGCCTGTATACCAAATTTTGTTAATAATGTTGGATTTTCGGCATATCCGTCATAACTTTCAACATAGGCTTCGATTGGAAAAGCAACATCAAATTTTGATTCAATCACCTCCCTCATAATGGTTTTTTCAGTTATATACTTTCGAGGAAGATAATGAACCTCAACACCATACATCCTCAACTGTTCGTTGATGAGATCCTGAACTAAATTTTGTTCTCCAGAAGAACCTTGTAGAAAAAACGGATTTAGCATGGCTTATCCAATCATATCCAAAGGAGGAAGTTCATAAGTATTTGACATTTGTTCTCTAATTATGTCTAAATCCTTTTGTGCATCATCGTATATTTGTCTACCGTTCAATTCAATTCCACCCGGCAACTTAACCCCCTGGAATTTAATTAAATTTTGACCCCATTGTCTTTTAACAAGAGCTGTCAAATATCTCTTAAGAAACGAATCATTCCAAACTCTGCTGTAATCATTTGGGTCTAACAAGCGATAACAATCTATAATTAAATAATCACCAACATTAACACTTCCCCAATCAATGTCAAGATACAACCTGTCTTGTCTCTGATTAAATCGAATTTGCTTTTCTGTAGTAAGTAAAAAGTCTAGATCAGAAAGATATCTTTTTGTCATTGCATACGTTAAAATCTCAGTAGATCCCCAATAGTAAATATCATTCAGGAATAACTGATATTTAATACTAAACATATTATTTGTTGTAGTATTAGTTCCATCAAAATGATAAACCTTTGTTACACCAATAATGGATGATGGAACTTGTAAAAAATTACTATTTTCTTTATATGTAAAAGTAGTTGCTGTTCCAACAATACTTGTCGTTGCGGAAGTTGTTACAATACCTACTGCAGAATTATTTCCTGGGGCTCTACCTCGATCAATATCAGCCTGAGTAATTTGGTATTTAAGAAAGGTTTGTGTGACACCATCAAAATGTCTTTCATGAAAATATTGTAACGCATCATCAACTAGATCATCAATTTGCTCATCGGCAACATTAATTTCCAACACTGGCGCACCAAGTTGCCTTTTGCAATATGAAATTAATTCTGCCCTATTGGATGGTTGCGCCATTTATACAAAACCTCTCCTAATATTTATGGAAACAATAAAAGTTTAACCCCTAGTTTTGGGTTTAATTTCAGATAAAACCTCTTGTTGTTTGTAATAAAGTTTGCAATAAGATTTTGCAATGTTTCTCAAAGTTTCTTGATCATCACAATCGTCTATTACGGATGCAATTTTGAAGTATTCAAAACTCTTCGATAAATTTTCTAGTTCAATGTCATCAGGATTCATCGTTTGCTAATCTCCGCAATAAATTTTTAATTTCATTCAAATCATCTTTCATATTAGCAACATCAGACTCTAAATTTTGTATTCTTTGTTGCTCGTTTTCTTTTGTTTGTTTTCTAGACATGTACTGCTCATATTCATTTCTATTTGTATTAATAATACTGTTTGTTCTGGGATCCCTGACTAGGTGATCCCTTCCCTTTACTTTAATGTAGTCCATGTTATGCAAGAGTAATTACGCGCAACTCCTTAATTCTTGGAGGATATGTTTGGTTACTTGAGGTAAGATTGATTTTAATTCTGTAAGATTTAAAGTCTGGAAGATTTGTAACAGTAAATGTATACTCTTTAAAGTCTAAATATAAAGAATCAAATGTTCCCACTGCGTTTACTTTTGAAATGAATGTATCTGGTCTACCATCACTTTCAGCAAGACTGATAACATCACCTCTGGTGTCCAAATTATTGTATCCAGGGAATGGTACAAAAATTGGTTTAAAGTTAGCTTTGTCGCCAATTGCATAGAACACTCTAATATCAGAGAATTCGTTAATGTGTGCTGAGAAGAAGACCTTAATAGAAGATGCGGATTCTTGTAGGTTAATTTCTTTGGACAAATACTGACACGCAGTTGGATCAGTTTCAAAAGAATTTACTCTATTATCAATCGCATAATTTGAAATTAAATTATCAACTCTGTTTGAAACAAGAATTGCACTCATTCTTTGAGTGTCGATAACAGGGCTTAGTCTATCATCTACTGTGCTGAGATTTAGTCTCATACCAAGTGATCTATCTCCAGGAAGGTTCTGGATTTGTGTATTGTTGGTCTCATTGACTCTCGATGCAATAATTCTTGGAGAACTCAGATAGTTTGTTCTATTTAAATTGATTGGTTCAAATCCCTGATCGATGAATGGAATCTGAATTCCTTGACCACTACCAGTGTTAACACTTGATCCAGAAGTTGTTCTAAGTTCTGCAGTGAGATTAGTTCCTTGGACGGTTGTGTTTCCAATAATTGGCGAAATAATTTCAAATGGCATATTTTGAGAGGCTCTGATTTCCTTTCCACCAGAAGACTTAGTTTCATTTACATATAGTCTTGGGAAACTCAATCCATCTGTTCTTGCAACTCCAGCAGAAGCCATATCGAGTTTGATATTATAAGAATCAAACGTGATTGGATTTGAAACTGTGACATCACTTAAACGGTGAGTTTTATTAATTCTTCTGAGAGAAACTCCACCAATTTCATACTTATAAACAGGAGTTCCTGCAATATAATTCTTTCTCAAAGTTCCATCAATTCCACGAGTAATTCCAGAAATAACTCCTCCAGAAGCACTAGTATAACTAATGATTTCTTCATCAATCAGAATATATCCAGGATATGTGGTTCCGACAGAAACATTTTCAAATGTGTCAAGGTTAGCAGTGCTGTCAACAGAAATATTTCCTGTAGAATCAAATGAATATGGAAGCGTTAGTTTGGTTGGTATAATATCAGACTCAACATCAGAGATGGTAACTCTGTTCAATTCATGATACATACCGTGGTTTTTATGGTCAACCTCAATGTGAAGACCATCACTAACAATGTCAATATTATCAATCTGAACTCCACCACCAGTATGAGCGTTTAATGTCGTTGTAACTCCAAGATTATTTGTGTATTGAACAGTTTTACCTGCACCAGCAACAACAAAGTTGCCCTGAACATTATCTAAAATCAATTCATTTGTGCTGGCAATAGAAACAACAGAGAATCTTGCATTTCTACCGACAGAACTATTGCCAATAGTTGCAATACCGAGAACATCTCCAACTTGATAACCAGTGCCCGATGTAACGACTGTTGCGGCAATGGCCACACCATTTTCGATCATAACGTCTGCAGTTATATTCTTGCCAGATCCTGTGATATTTGTGAGACCAATTCCAGTAAATGTGTATGATCCTAGAGAAGGAGTATATCCAATACCAGCATTAATCACATTCAATGATCCAGTTGCAATACCTGCACTACCAACAAAATTACCGGTTGCATTGGTTTCT